GAACGCTTGGGCTAATGCGTCACATTTTCGAGGTTATCGATGACTCAGCGAGGTAGAAAGTCGGCCGCGGCCTTGACCGCGGTTGCCAGCATCACCGGCCGGATGCCGACTCCGGTCGCGCCGGCGGCGTTGACCGCTGCCGAGCGTGCGGTATGGCGACGGACCGTCGATCGGGCGCCGCTGGGCTGGTTTCTCCCTGAACAGGCCGATCTCCTGACGCTGTACGTCTGCCACGTCGCGGAGGCGCAACGACTGCGCAAGGTCGCGCGCAGTGACGAACTCGGGCTCGACGACTTCGCCAAGCTGTCGGGCATGGCAGCACGCGAATCGGCGCTGGCCTTGGCCTACGCGCGGGCGTTACGGCTGACGACACAGGCGCGCACGTCAGCGGGCACGGCAGGCCGCCGCGCCAATGGTTCCCGTCCGCAGCAAGGCATCGCTGCGCTATTCGAGGACAAGCATGACGAAGCGTAGATCGACGCAGGACGATCGCATCGCCGCAGAGCGCGAGCGGATGAACCTGAAGCCGTGGCAATTCGCGCCGAGCGAAGTGAACGACGGTCCGAGCCCGTACACGGGCAACTGCGCCGGTCATGCATCGTGGATCGAGGCGCAGGCGTGGCGCGCGGAGATTCGTGAATACGATCCCGGTTACTTCGACAACGAGAAATGACCGACGCCGCACTCGTTTCCGCGATGGCCGATCTCGCCGCCGAGATTCGCGGGCTCCGCGCGGACCTGGCCGGCCGGCAACGCGGACGACTCTCCGCGGCCGATGACGCTGCGATGGCCGCGCTGTTGCCGAGCCTGGTCGCCGTCGTTCGCGAGAAGGTCTTTGCCGTCGCCGATCTCGCGGCGCACGCCGCGCTCGACGTTGGCGCCGACATGAGGATCGCACTCGTCGTCGCCGGCGGTCCGCGCAAGGTCGGAAAGCTGTTGCGCCGGGCGGACGGACACACGATTGCGGGTTATCGCGTTGATCGCGTCGGCGCCGATCGAGCGGGCGCGTTGTGGACCATCACCACAGAAACCCGCGAAACCCGCACCGACTGATGACTTCCGCCGACTCATGCGCGTTAATCGGTTATCACATAGCCGAAGGGCGCACGACCATGAATCGCTTTCGACCGGGCTCTGTTTCCACGCCGCCGCCGGGCGTCGCATTTGCTCGTCTCGCAAAGGCGATGATGACGGGCAGCGTCCCGGATGAATGGAGCGATACGCCGGGCGTCGCGGCAGCCCTGCGATGCCGAATCAACGAGACACAGCTTGAGATGGTGACGCGCGGGACAGTCAATCCGGGCACGGCAAGCGACACGACTTACGCCTCGGCCCTGGTCCAATACACGAACATGGCGTCCGAGTTTGCCGCCTTGCTTCGCCCGATGACGATCGTCGGCAAGATGCAGGTGCGGATGGTGCCGTTCGAGATTCGCTACCCACGTCAAACGGGAGGCGCGACTGTCGGCTGGATCGGCTCGAATGTTGCGATACCCGTCTCCGCGCTCGCTCTGGAATCGTCCACGCTCGGCTTCGCTAAGGCAGGCGCGATCGTCGTCATTACGAAGGAACTCGCGCGGTTTTCGAGCCCTGCCGCAGACGTTCTTTTCCGCGATGAACTGCTCGCTGCGGCCGCACAGTTTCTCGACCAACAGTTCATCTCGCCGTCCGCGGTTGCCGTGACCGATGTTCAACCCGCCTCGATTACCAATGGAATCGTCGCCACGCAATCGACCGGCAGCACGGCAATCGAGATCGCCGCCGATCTCGCGACGCTGCTCTCAAGTGTTGCGGATGCCGATGTTCCGTTCACGGCGCCCGCCTGGGTTATGAAAAACAGCGACGCAGCGAAACTCGCTGCCAAGCGCGACACGAATGGCGGCATCGCATTTCCAAACATCACGGTCTTCGGCGGAACGCTGCTCGGAATTCCGGTCATCACGTCGAACAGCGTGCCGTCGAGTGTTTCCGGCGGATCGATCGTCGTACTCGTAGACGCCTCGCAAATCGACGTTGCCGACGAGGGGATGCTCGCGGTTGACTCAGCGGAACACGCGACGTTGCAGCTGGATTCCGCGCCGTCGAGCTCCGCCGCCTCGCAAGTCAGCTTGTGGCAATCGGGGCTTGTCGGTTTCCGTCTCGTTGCGTTCCGGAACTGGCAGCGCCGTCGCGATGCGGCCGTCGCCGTCCTTGATAACGTTCATTGGTGATCGGGGTATGTCAGACACAAAATCGCCGCTCGTCGAGTTCTATGGATCGCTCGCGCAAAGCGTGCTGCGGTTGCGCGCCGTTGCTGCAGTCCAGCGGGCGGAAACGCCAATCGCGCCGCAGCAAAATGTAATTGCTCCTAATGGTCTGCAAGGGGAAACCGGGGCATCGGGCGAGCAAGGTCCGCAGGGCGTGCCAGGTCCGCAAGGCCCCGAGGGCCCGATGGGGCCGATGCCGCTGCATCAATGGGACGGCAGCAGGCTCCGTTTCGAGTTGGCGCTCGGTGATTGGGGCGAATGGGTCGACGTGCAGGGTCCGCCCGGACAGACGCGCGTGATGCATGGTGGCGGCGGCGGCGGTGGAACGACGGTTACGACTGCAAACGGCTATTTCCCCCAAGGTTGGTGACGGAACCAATGGAGACGCGAGGCATGGAGTTGAGCGAAGCGGAACGCGATGCGATCGCCGCGCGGTTTTGGGATGGCACCCTGATCGGTGGACGGGAAGGCCAATGGTCCGACATGACGCAGGCTGAGCAGCGCGCATGCGTCGCCGATTGGCGTGCGAAGCATCCTGCCACGCCCTCGCCCGACCCTCTGTTTACCCCGGAGCAGAGCGCGCGCATTGCCAGCGTGATCTCCGGCGCGCTTCCGAAGTTGATGAAACGCTACATCACCGAAGAGGCTATGAACGAGCACCTGGCCAGCGCCGAGGCGGCTCTAAACGAGCGGCTCCTTGCGAGCGAAAGCAAATTCGCGCGCGCTCTGTCCGATACGTTGGGCGCGATCGAAGGCGCTGTCGTTGGAAAGAAGGCGCCCGACGGCAGCGGCGATGCGCTGGCCGGGCAGTGCGCTCAGTTACGGCGCGACCTTGAGGACGTCAAAAGCGGCTTGCTGACATCACACACAAGGCAGTTGACGCGCCACTCGGAACACTTGGCCACTCTCCAAGCGAAGGTCACCAAGCTATCGAGGGGCGACTGAGAGATGTTGCCCGACAGCGTGGAAATCGTTGGCATCGCATCCTGCGATTACGACGTCGAGCTCGGAGTACTGCGCCTGCGAATGCAGCTAAGCGACGGCAGCACGTGTGCGAGTTATTGGGAAGCGGCGGACTTGAAACGCTTCATGAGCATCGTGACGCGGGCGATCCGCCGACCGGCTGGCGCCGCGCTGCAATGAATCGCCAAGTCGGTAACTTAAACACGGAGAACGCCAGATCGTGAAACAGAAGCAGCTCACGAGCAAATTACGGCAATTGCTCAAGGCGCCCGCGCTAGGAACGGATGACGAGTACGCCGCTCTGCACGACCGATTGCGGCCCGCGTTCACGAGCGCCGGTCAATGCGCGACTTTCGCATTGCGACCGGGCGCCGAGGCGGTCGCTCACTTCCACCTTCATCCGGATCAGATCCCGGCATTCGGTGAATCAATTCGCCTCGCGCGCGAGGCCGCGATTGTGTTGCGTCGCATAGCCGCGTTGTTCGAGGCCGGCGCTAGCCGAGCAGAGGTTGCTATCGCTGCCATTAACGAGGAAAAGTCGCGACGTGAGTGACAGCGTTGGCTCTTTATCCGTTGATATTTCGGCGAACGCCGCGTCGCTGTATGCGGGGTTAAGCGAGGCCGCAGATCGCATCACCCGTTTCGGCAAGGACGCGACTTCAAGCCTTGACTCGCTTACCAGAAGTTTCGAGACGCTCGGCGCGGCGGTCGGCATTGGACTTTCCGTCGATGGGCTGGTTTCGTTTACCAGGGGCGTAATAGAGACAGCAGCGCAGCTTGATCGGCTGTCGATCATTACCGGATCGAGCGTCGAAAGCCTGTCGCAGCTTTCCAACGTAGCGCAATACGCAGGGGTGTCGTTCGACACGGTCCAGCGCCTTACCGAGAAGCTCGGTGCCGTTATGGGCGGCTTCGGCAAGGAGACGAGCCAGGCGCAGTCCGCTCTGAAAGACCTCGGCGTCGCTTCGCAAGACCCGGTCGAAGGGCTGCAGCAGCTTGCCGACAAGCTCGCGCTCTACGCAGACGGCACAACGAAACTGGCTTACGTGCAGGCCATCTTCGGACGCGGGGCGGCGCAGATTCTGCCGCTGCTGAAGGACATGGCCGACGCGCACGGTATCGCCGCGACAACGTCGACAGAGCAGGCCGCAGCAGCGGCTCAACTGGAAAAGCAGATCGCGCTGCTAGAAATTCGCACGGGCGAGTTCAAGAACGCAGTCCTAAGCGATCTTGTGCCTGCGCTGCTGGAAGCGACGAGCAACTTCAACATCGCTCGGGCGGCGGGGCTCGGTTTCTTCTCGTCTCTGCTCGTCAGCGGCGTTGACGGCGCGAATATCGGTCCGCTCATTGACAAGGTGCGCGGGCAGATCACCGGGCTTCAGAGCAGCCTTGACGAGGCCAAGAAAAAGAACGTAGAGAGCCCTTACATTTTCGGCCCCGGCGTACAGAAGGACATTACAGATACGACGGCGCAACTGGATGCGGCGACGACTCGGCTGAAGATATTCGAGCAAATCCAGGCGCAGGCAATCCTCAGCCGCCCGGGTCTAACCGGCCCCGCAACCTTCGACGCGCGCGACTATCAGGCGTTGAAGTTGCCGACGCTGCCAACGCTGGCCCCGGCGGGCGGCGTGGACGAGTACGCGAAGGCCCTGCAGAACGTGCGCGAGATGGCCGCCGAAGCCGACGCGCAGCTCAAAGCGCTCACCGACGGAACGGGACAGCTCACGGCAGCGCAGACGGCGCTCGCGAGGCTGGAAGCGTCCGACGTGTGGAAGACGTTCAACGCCACGCAGAAGGCGACGCTCGAAACGATGTTCGGTACGGTATCAGCCGCGCAGCAGCAGGTAGCGGCGTTGACCGCGGCAGTGAATGCCGGCAAGGCGTTTAGCGACAGCATGGATAAGCTCGTCGCTGGCTTCGACTCGGAGAAGTCGAAGAGTGACGCGGCAGCCGTTTCCCTGCTTGCGTTCGGGACCGCGAGCCACGACACGCAGGCGGCTGCACTCGATCTATTCCTGTCGACCGACAAGACGCAGGCCGCACTCGTGGCAATGGACCTCGTGTTGCCCGGCATCTCGGATGCACTCACTGCAATCGCTCGCGCACACGCTGCAGCGGCAGATGCCTCAAAGGTCAATGAGGACGCGACAAAGGCGTACGTCGACCAGGTCAAGAACGCCAACAACGCGCTTCAGGACTATTACAAATCCGTCGATCAGGATGCGCAAAAGCTCGACGATCAGGCGCGCGAACTGGGCCTGACGAAGGCGCAGATCGATCAATACAGATTGTCGCAGGACGAGGCAACGCTGTCGCTGTTGCAGGGGCAGCTCGCCCTCGCATCGTTCATCGGCACCAATCCGGCCTATATCGCCGCGCTCGATGCCGACGTCGCCGCGCAGCAACATCTCGTCGATGCGCAGAAGAATCTGGCCGGCGCGCAGGCGGCGGATGATGTCCGCAAAGCATGGGGCGGCGTCTTCGATACGCTCACCAACGATGCGTCGACGTTCTTCCAGGACTTCGAGAAGAACGGCTCGTCCGCGTTCAAGACTCTCGCGGATAACCTCGTCTCGCAGCTCGTCGGCGCTCTGGCGAAACTCGCGGCGCAACAGTTCATCCTCAGCATCACCGCGAACACCAGTCTTGCGGGTGCCGCACAGCAGGCGGTCGGTAGCGCGGGCGGCAATCTGCTGACTGGATCGCCGGGAGGCAGTCTTCTCAACAATGCGCCGACGCTGCTCGGCTTGCCGAGTTTCAGTACGGCGGTAGGAAATCTCGGCACTATCCTGCCGACGTTTAGCGCATCGCTCGAATCCGGCGCGGGCGTCATCGAATCAGCATCTGCGGCGTTCGCCGGCACGGCTGCGTCATTTGCGACGGTCGGCATTCCGATTTTGGGCGCGGCTCTCCTCGCTTACGGCCTCATCTCGGGAAACAAGCAACCTACGCCGGTATCCGGTCAGTTCGCCATCTCGCCCGGCACGACGGGGTTCGAGGATAACGCCTACACGCACACGTCGCTAGGCAACCTCAATCTCGGCTTTGCCGACGCGAACACGCAGGAGTTTTCCGGTCAGGCCGCACAGGTGTTCAACAAGATCGTATCCGGTGCGTTGGACGCGTTCCAGACGCGCTTCTCGCCGGAACAATCGTCACGTCTCGCCACGATCCTGCAAGGCACGACGTTCGCAACAGAGTCCGGAACGTTCACCACGCAGGACTTCCTGCAAAAGTACGGCGGTCAGGTGCTGCAGCAGGTCGTCACCGCCGCCTTCAATGTGCTCGATCCTGCGCTCGGTTCCGTCGCGGCAAATTTCAAGGGAACCGCAGACGAGGTATCGACGTTCAGCAATTCGCTGCTCGGCATCTTCGACGCGACGAAGCAGATCGGGAATGTCGATTTCACGGCGAAGGTCGATGCGGCCCTTGCGGACGCGACGCAGGCGACCGCCGACAAGGTACTGGCACTCGTCACCATCGTCAGCCAGCTCGGCGATTCGATTACCGGGCTCGGGCCGAAGATCGAAGCGCTGGATCCTGCGCAGATGACGGCGTTCGTCGACGCCTTGGGCGGGGCGCAGACCGCGTTGCAGACGATGGGCTACATCAGCGCCAACTTCAGCACCGCCGCGGACAAGGTGAACGCCGCGCAGGCGCTGCTCAACAGCGATTTCGCGAATCTCGGGCTCGCGGTTCCGGCGACGCATTCGGCATTCCTGTCGTTGCTGAACTCGTTTGACTTGACCACCGATGCGGGTCGCACCATGTACGCGTCGGTTTCCGCTCTCGCCCCGTTGTTCGTGCAGGTCGCCGGGACCGCTGACCAAGCCGCGGCCGCGTTCGCGAACATCGTCAGCAGCATCCACAACACGCTGCAGGGGCTCTCCGGCGTTACCGGGGCAGCCGCAGATACGGCGAACCGCAACGCGCTCATCGACCAGTTCGTTTCCGAAGCCGGGCATGAGTGGGCGAAGACGCTTCTCGGCAGTCTCGGCTATCAGGGCTTCACGACTAATCTGGAATCCATCGACACCAGCCCCGGCGGCGATCTGTCGCGCTACACCCCGGCGGATCAGACGCTCATCGGCAACATCCTGTCCGAGCAATTGGCGATTCAGAATGCACAGTCCGCGACGACGGCCGGTGCGTCCAGCGGGTTGAGCGGCTCGTCATCCGGCCCGGTCAAGCCGGCGTATACAGGACCGACCTTCGATTCGGTGATGAGCCAGATCGCGGCGGTCACCGCGCAATCGACCGACTTCGGCACGACGCTGTCGACACAGTTTGCGCTTCTCGGCGACGCGATCGTCAAAGCGAAGGCGCAATTGCGGGCAACGCCGTCGCCAGAAGCAAGCCTCCTGCTCGGCAACCTGACGCATGAAAACAGTCTGATCGCGACCGAGATCGCGCACTACGCCGTTTACACCGCGCAGTACGATGCAACGCGCGCCGAAGCGCTGGTCAATCTCGAAGAATGGTACGACGCGCAGAAAACGATATTCGCCGGCATGCCCGCGTCTCTCGCGGCCTTGCAAGGCGTGTTCGACGAGAAATGGACCGCCATCGTCAATGGCGTTTCAAGTGGCGTCAGCGGCGCGCTCGATCAGATGGCGCGGCTGCAGCAGGGGATTGCGGACTATCTGAAAGGGCTGCAAGTCGGCTCCCTGTCACCCCTCACCCCATCGCAGCAGTTCAACGCCGCGCAAAACGCGTTTCTGGACGAACTCGCCAAGGCGCAACCCAGCAACACTGACACGGAGAGCCGACAAGCGGCCTTGGGCGACATCACGCAACTGGCCGACGCGTTCCTGAAGCAGGCGCAGAGCTTCGATCCGTCGAACTATCTCAACGTGTTCAAGGAAGTGACGCAGGACCTGGCGCCACTGGCAGGAACCGGACCGAATGGCTTGCCATTGCCGACCACGACGAGCGCGACGGCGGCCATCGCATCAGCATTGCCGACGAACTCGAAGCTCGCATCGGCGGATGACATCGCTGCGGCGACGAAGGCGCTGCAAGCCACGCTGCAACAGGTCATGACCGCCGTAGCGAACGCGGCTACGAAGGACGCGCAGGTACAGGCCAATGCCACGACCACGGCGGCGAATCTACTGGTGGCCTCCAGCCCGCAGCGATGAGCGCACCGGACGCTCGTCATGGCGAAGCGCTACTCGCACCAATCCGGCGAGCATGTCCGATCGACAATCCCGACCTCATCGAAGCGCGCGCAGTGATTGCGGCATTGCAGACGGCGCTCGACCGAGCGCAGGCGCGCATCCGCGAAGCCGAGCGGACCATCGGCGAATTGAATTTGCGCTTGACGGTACAGACAGAGCGCGTCGACGACGCCGAGTTCAAGCTAATGGTGATGCTCGCGAGCGCGCCGGCACGTTTAGACGCAACACTGCCGCTCGCGGACATCACCCTAGCCTGACGTTCCGCGGAATGCCTAGAATCGCGTTCTACGCGGTCGACGAGTCGACATAACGCCGGCCGAACGACGTTTCGGCCGCCCGTTTGACTTATCCGCGATTGCGCGGATAATTGCCCGCATGCCCAAGTATCAGTCGATCAGCGAAGCGGCGAAGCGTCTCGGCTATTCACCGGCCTACGTCCGCGAACTATGTGCGGCTGGGCAAGTGCCGGGCGCTATGATGTTCGCAGGTTCTTGGGCGGTCCCATTAGGCTTTCGTCGGAAGCATCAGAAGCCGGGACCGAAAGGGAAGTAACCGCGCAGTGGAAAAGGTGCAATGGATGAGCACACGTTGGCTACGCCTTGGGACCAGCGCGAATATCAAAACGGGTCGAGCGGAACAGCTTAACAAGGAGATGTTGCGGATATACGAGGCGGCCAGCCTCGCGGAGCGGCTCGACGCACTCGCTCACTTGGTCGCCGCGAATTTGGCGGTACCGTTGGAAGATCGCACCGACGACCAGTTCCGGCGACGAAGTGACGACTTCATGCAGCACCTATGCTCGATCATGGAATCAATGCGAGCGCAGAGAAAAAGGGAATTACGCGCCCGCAGCAATCGAAGCAGCATGCGAAACATGAAGTAGAACCGCGCCGACCGGCAGTCGGCAAGCGCCGGAACGGGACGTATACAGCGACCCGCCCCGGCTAACCACAGTGAAAGGTGCTTCACCATGGCTACTCGCAATTCTACCGGCGCTTCGCGCGCAAAGCAGGCTGACAAAGTGCCGACCGATCTACCGCCGGGCCTTGACGTGGGGGACGTGCGCCGCGCGATCGAGCCTGTGATCGAGGCGTTTTTCAAGATATGGCGACTGGCCGATCGAACGGCGGACGAGCTCGACGCTCGCAACGTCGACGGCCGGATCTTCCTCAATTACATCACGCAGCTATCCGTGCGCCACGGTAAAGCGTTGGATGATCTCTACATGCAACTTTCCGGCGGTACGCGCGTCGGCTACTTCAGTACCTTAGCCGAAGCCGACTACGAGTCGCCGCTGCCGGTACGAAAGGAGGCCGTCAGTGTCTAGGCCCAACGTTGTCAAGATAAGAACGCCAGCAGACAAAGACGAACGTTGCGGCGTCGCTCAGGAAGCAGTCTGGCAGATCGCGTGCCTGTTCGACGAGTTCGCAAATTTCGCAATGCGGCTCGATCACGGCGATACGCTTCATGAGTGCACGTTGCTTCGAGCCCTCGCTGCGCGCGGTCGGGAATTGAGCCACGTGGCGATGACCATGCTCGGTGAGAGCGGCGGGGTCGACAGAGATTCGGCGCGACAAACGATCGCCGCCGGCGCAATCGTCGAGCTGCGTGAGGATGAAACGCTGACTGACCAGCTTCTGGGCGCGGCGGTGCGCCATGGATAAGCGAGCCGCGTCCGAAACGCCGGTGCAAGCGCCCATCGAAAACGATCGGATCAGTCTCGCCGTACAGGCCGCAGCTCAGATCAGCGAGCTGCTAGGCGAGGCACTCGAAGAGGATTTCGGGAATCGCCTTCCGCAGATCGTCGCCTTTCTTGCGCGAAGCCGCGCTCTCGCCGATGCCATCTACGAAACTCTTGAAGACGACACATCCGCCGACGAGATCGAGAAGGTCTACAGGCTCGTGTACCACGGGCATTAGCAGACCCCATCCCGCGAACCGCCCTTCGGGGCGGTTTTTCTTTTGGGGGTGGCGATTGGGTTGCAACGAGCGGGCTTTCAGGCGAAGCCCTGTTTTGCTGTTACCGCGCTGTTACGGACTTCTCCCTGCTTGGGATGTTTGTCGCTAAGTGCTTGTTTCTATGGTCGGGGTGAGAGGATTTGAACCTCCGGCCTCTACGTCCCGAACGTAAATTCAGTACCTTGTGTCATCAATAGGTTACGAGGGAAAACAATAACTTAGATACTTGCGATATGTCGCAACATGTCGCAGAATGGGCGCATCTGCTGTTACCGTGCTGTTACGGAGGTCGACGTGCCCAAGAGCAAACCGCGAAATCGCAGTCGAGTTTACGCTGAGCGTGACCGCCGCAAGCTGACGTTGCGCCTTGTCACAAGCCTGCCGGTCCGGCCCGAACCGTATCGCGTTTGGGACACGGAAGTCCCGCAGATGTTCATGCGCGTGCAGCCGTCCGGGATCAAGAGCTACAACGTCCAGTGGTCGCGCGCGAGCTCGAAGTCGCTCGGCAAGCATCCGGCCAAACTACCCGAGCCTGCACGCGTGGCGGCGCGCGACATCCTCAACGACGCCGACGCGAACGGAACGCCGGCCGCGGCGAAAGCGAAGACCAAGGTCGCCACGTTCGCGGACTTCCTGACCGACCATTACGAGCCGTGGGTGCTGGCCGAGCACAAGGCGGGCAAGGCGACCATAGCTAACCTCAAGGCGCAATTCGGGGATGCCTTTAACACGAAGCCGCTGACGGACATTACCGCGTGGAGTGCCGAGAAGTTCAAGGCGAAGCGATTGAAGGCCGGGACGAAGGTGGCGACGGTGAACCGCGACTTGGACCGCATCCGCGCGGCGTTGAACAAGGCGGTGGAGTGGAAATTGTTGGAAAGCAACCCGCTTGCCGGTGTCAAGCGGTCGAAGGGCGGTGACGCGGATCGCGTTCGCTATCTCGACGGCGCCGAGGAGAAGCGACTGCGCGAGGCCTTGGCTGCACGCGAAGGACAACGACGGCGGATGCGTGCCAGCGGAAACGCATGGGCCGCGGCGCGGGGGCGCGATACGCGGTCGCTCTGGCCGGCCGATGACTTCACCGATCACCTGATGCCGCTGACGCTGCTCGCGTTGAATACCGGATTGCGCCGCGGCGAATTGCTCGGCCTGACGTGGGAATGCGTGAGCTTGGACCGCAAGCAATTGACCGTCGCGGCGGGCACGGCCAAGAGCGGAAAGACGCGGCATGTCCCGCTCAACGCCGAAGCGCTAGACGTGCTCACGCGCTGGTCGAAGTATCACGGCAACGCCGGCATCGTGTTCCACGGTGCGCGTGGCGCGGCACGTATGACGCATATCAATCGCTCGTGGGCCAGTCTGACGAAGGCCGCGCAGCTCATGGACTTCCGTTTCCACGATTGCCGGCATCATTTCGCGTCGTCGCTCGTCATGCGTGGCGTCGACTTGAATACCGTGCGCGAGCTGTTAGGGCATGCAGACTTGAAGATGACGCTTCGCTATGCGCATCTCGCGCCCGAGCACAAGGCCGCGGCGGTGGAATTGTTGGGGCGGCGATGAAATCTCCGACGGCGAAACACGGTGCCAGAACAACGGCGACCACCAAGAAGAAGAAGCGGAAAACGGATGTCTGTGTTCCTCCCTCGCGACCTCACGATTGGGCAGCGGAACTCCTCAAGGCCTCTCGCTCCTCGCGGCCGGCTACTGCGCCCGCAGCCGTGAAACCTCGTTCTGCCTCAGCGAGAGCGCACGAGCACGATTGGGGGGCGCTCTACGCGCAGGTTGACACGGATAGTCGCGCCATTTTGGAAGGCCCCATTATCGTTGATTGGGACGAGCGCTATGTGCACGCAATCGAAAGGGCGCTGCTCGGCCGGAAGCCAGACGATCTGTTGGCATTGCTTGACGAACGCCACTATCTCCACCCGGCGCTGCTACCCGCACTGGCGGACGTGATTCGCTCGCAACGTGACGGCGCGCGAGGCGCAGGACGTCGCTTAACCCAACGCCAGGACGCCGCCATCCGCGAAGTCTTTAATCGGAGTGTCGAAAGCACGCGCATCATCTCTTGGCTTGCGTCAATCCACGGCGTGAACGATGACCTCATACGCGAGTCTTTGCGCCGTACCAAGCCGACCGGAAAATAGCGCTCTATTTTCCCGCGCCACTCCGCAATAGGCTGTCCGTCATGCCGCGATACAACGCGGCGGAAAAGGACAGCATGGAACCACTCAAGTTATCGCTCGCGCAAATCTGCGCCGCTTCCGGCGAGTCGACGCACGTCGTCTACGACGCTATCAACGCCGGGCACCTGCAAACCTTCCTAGTCGGTCGCCGCCGGTTCGCACGGCCGGATGCCGTTCGCAAATGGATTGATTTCCTAGAGGCGCAGAGCAACGCCGGCAAGCCGGTGGTGTATCGCGCGCGCAGCGCGGAACGTGCGGGGGCGGCATCATGCGGCCCAAAATAGACGACGCCGCAAACCTTGGGGAGGAGCGGCGTCGGGACTTACAGGCAAGCGGACAGCAACATCATCGTACGCCATCGCACCGGCGCGCGCAACGCGAGCATCGCCGTTTCATTGTCTGGATTCATGCCTTCGGCCGCGTCCGCGAATGGCAGCGGTTCGCGGATCGTGCGTCAGCGGATGCCGCGGTCGGCCAACTCCGCTATCACGGTTTCGACGCTCGCACCTGCGAGGCGGCGCCATGACCGCCGTCGCGAACATCACCACCGCCGATGTCGTATCGTGCGACCTCGACGGCCGTCCATTCGATCAGGCGCCGGCCGGTTTCACCGATGCGCAGGTGGAAACCTACGATCGCGTCTTCGCCAATCTGCGCAAGCTGGGTTTCGATGACGCGGCGTCCGCGAATGCCGCTCGCGGTCAGGCCGAAGGGTTCGAGATTCCAGAGCCGCCGGCAGCGTGGAAGCGTGGTAACGACGTCGTGGAATCCGGTCAAGTACTCGTGCGCCGCGTTGGTGATGTAGAGGCCGTGCCGATCAACTGGCTTTGGCCGCGCCGGATTGCCCGCGGCAAGATCACGATAATCGCCGGTCATCCGGGGCTCGGGAAGTCGCAAGTATCGGTTGCAATCACGGCCGTCATGACGGCCATCGCGCGCTGGCCGGTCGACGGCACACCGTGCGCCATCGGCAGCGTAGCGATGCTCTCCGCTGAGGACGACGTAGCGGACACCATCCGCCCGCGATTGGAGGCAGCCGGCGCCGACGTGGATCGCGTCGAAGTAATCGACGGCGTAGTCGACGCGTTCGATGCGAATGGCAGCCCGTTTTCCCGGTCGCTGAATTTGAAGACCGACATCGGGAAACTCGATGCACTGTTCGCGTCACGTCCCGAGTTGGCCGCGCTGATCGTCGATCCTGTCACCGCATACCTGGGCGCGACGGACAGTCATGTGACCGCCGACGTGCGCGCGCTGCTCGCGCCCCTGTCGGCATTGGCCGCGAAGTACTCGATTGCCGTCATCCTGATTTCCCATCTGAACAAGGGCGGTG